CTGAAAAACATTTCTATGCCATATCTTTTATACGTGGAGCAGGATACGCCCCTTACAGAGGATCCGATTGATTGGAAAAAAGTAAAAGAGTTTATCAAAAGCGGGGAATCAAATTGTGTCCGTTTCCATTATGAAGCATTCATTCCAGAACCTCATAAACGACTCATGATAGGATCACCTGAGAATGGTTTCCTCAAAACCCGTCAGTGGAGTCAACGACCCCATCTTGCTTCAACGGCATTTTACCGTTCCATGATGACATTCTTCTCTGATAAAAGTAAGTGTTTCATAGAAGATTTTATTTATCGGGTGATTGAAAATGGTAATTGGGATAAATGGAGAACTCATATCTATTATCCAGAGGGAAATATAAAACGGAGTTTGAATCTTGATGGTCGGACTGGTGGAGAGAAATACTCAGGGAGTCAGATATGGTAAAGATTGGCGTAATTGCACTGATGTCAAATTCTGGGTTAGGAGTCCAGACGCGAAGATTGTGTGAGTTTTTGAATCCTTCCCGTGTCATGATAATGGATTCTTCAGAGTTCTCCCGCAATACCGACCAGCATCCAGAATGGTATGCTAAATATGATAATTTCGTTGTTAATGGTTTCCCGAAGAACTATGATATTTTACGGTTTATAGACGGTCTTACCCATGTCTTCGTCTGTGAGAATCCCTATAACTTTTATCTTTTGAAGGTTTGCAAAGAACGGGGGATTAAAGTGTATATCCAAAGTAATTACGAGTTTTGTGAAAATACAGAAGCCCTCCATTTGCCTACCCCTGATTTGTTCCTCATGCCCTCTTATTGGATGATTGACGAAATGAAAAAGAAGTTCGGGGAGAATAAGGTGCAATACCTTCCTCCTCCGATTGACGTAAAGGAATTTCTTTTGACCTGGGAGCATAATATAAAACGTATCGTGAGAAAAAAGAGATTCCTCCATGTGGTCGGGACGTTGGCATTTAATGATAGGAATGGAACTTTGAATTTGATGGAAGCATTGAAATACTCCAAAGGGGATTATGAATTAACCATTACTTCCCAGCACCCATTTACATCGGACAGATATTTAGTGAGAGATGATCGGCTGCGGTTTGTGATTGGGAGTGTAAAAAATAACTGTGACTTGTATAGGAATTTTGATGCGATGATTCTCCCTCGAAGATATGGAGGGTTGTGTCTTTCGCTCAATGAAGCACTTATGTGTGGGTTGCCGACTATCATGCCGGATATTAGTCCGAATAATAAATTACTTCCTAGGGAGTGGTTAGTCCCTGCACAGATACGGACACATATGAGATCGCGCACCATCATTGATGTGTACGGGGTAAATCCAGTAGACTTGGCTAGCAAGATTGATGAGTTTGCTTCCATGGATTTAACTCCCCTGAAAGAGTTTTCGTATCATCTTGCAGTAAATAACTTTAGTACCAAAGTATTGGAGCCTGCATATAACAAACTATGGAATTAACAAACATTGATGAAAAAGAAGTGAAGAAATTGGAATCTGTCTTCGCGGAGATGAAGAAGCACGCGATGGAGGATCCTGTGTATTTCGTAGATCAGTTTCTTTACACCTTTGACCCAAAAACCAAACCCTTCCACCTCCGTTTTAAGACTTTCCCTTTCCAGAAACGGTTGATACGGGACATCATTAACTCCATAAATAAAGGTGAAGATCTCTTCATTGAGAAGTGTCGGGAAATGGGAGCAACCTATACCGTCCTTGGAGTTCTCCTCTGGATGTGGCTCTGGGAACCAGGATCTAACTTTCTTCTTGGATCCCGTAAAGAGGACTACGTGGATAACCGCCGTGGCGGGTTGACGGGGAATAAAGAAGAATCACTTTTTGGTAAATTGGATTACATGGTGCAACGTCTTCCCGCATTTATTCTCCCTGCTGGATTCAATCATAGTAAGCATTTTAACTATATGTCCCTCGTAAACATTGATAATGGGAATGTCATATCAGGAGAGTCCTCCAACGCTAACTTTAGCCGAGGTGGTCGTCAACGGGCTATTCTTTTGGATGAGTACGCTTTCTGGGATAACGATGAAGCAGTGTGGGGATCTACCGCTGATACCACGAAATGCCGGATTATTCTCACTACTCCTGGGAATCGTCCATGTAAAGCTAAACGGCTTCGATTCGGGACTGATGGGGAGAAGATCAAGGTAATCACCCTCCACCACGATTTAGACCCACGGAAGACCGCTAAGTGGCTTGAGGAACAGCGTACACGACGTTCTTCAGAGGACTTCAACCGAGAGATCATGATTAACTGGGAGTTGGCGACTGCTGGGAGGGTTTATCCTGAAATAGATACCGCGGTGGTGGGTGATTTCCCTTTTATCGTTGGGGCGACTCTCTATATTTCATGGGATTTCGGATTGGATGGAACAGGTATCCTTTTCTGGCAACAGAATAAAGATAACGGGAAGTTCCGCCTCATAGACTCTTATTTTAATCAGGATAGACCCGCTCCGTTCTTTTTCCCGTTATTCGGGAAACCTATGGAATCTATGTTCACGTATACGGATTTAGATCTTGCTGCAATTCAGGAGATCTCCCAATACCCTCAAGGGATCCACTTTGGAGATCCCGACGTGGAGAAACGGTCGTATCAGGATAGTTCCGCTATCTCTACCCGCTCCGTATTAGCTAAAGCAGGAATGTATGTGCAAAGTATTCCGACAACTTCATGGATATTCCGTCGGGATATTACCAAGGTCTATATTCAAAAAGGAATTGAGATCCGCAAGTCAAAGCGGAATGATTATGCGTTGGAGTGTTTTAAAGGGGATCGGTATAAGATGCGCGAGAAGGGGCAGGAGTTCACCACAGCACCTCAACGGGTTCATGGTATTGAATCCCATATGGCAACCGCGATGGAATACTTTTTCATCAATATAGACTCGTTTAAAACAGATAAAGAAAAAGCACCAGCATGGGCATCAAAATTGAATCATATGGGGAACAAGGTGGGTGGCTGGCTAACTTCACGAAGTAGCTTGTCGAAAGGACGACGATGAAGGCAAATCTCTCTATTATCGTAAATTGCTATCAGAAGCCCCGCGAACAGATCGAGGAGTGTATTCAGTCCATTAAAGACCAGACTGTCCAACCGGGGGAGATTATCTTTGTGGATGACCATTCTGATAGTCCTTATGTTCCAGGGGATTGCCTTTCCATTATTCTTCCAAAGAATATGGGCGTGGCATATGCCCGTAATATAGGGGTGCGGATGTCTACTTCAAAGTTGCTTCTTTTCGTAGATGCGGATGATAAACTGGCTCCCGACTTTATTCAACAGTGTGGGAAACATATTCTAAAGGCAGATATCGTCTACCCTAATATTCTCTATTTCGGGAACGTAGAGCGGAATAAACTCTATCCAGCTCCCTCTCGTGTTACTCCAAAGTATCTTCTTGGAAAATCCATAGATTTAGTTGTTACCTCGATGATGTGGCGAAAAGTCTATGACAAACTTCAGGGGTTTAAAGATCTCCCCGTCTTTGAGGATTGGGACTTCTGGCTGAGAGCTATGGCTAACGGATACATCTTTAAACGTGCAAATACTATCCTCTGGTACCGCCAAGGCCATGGGAGTCGTAATCATCAATCTTTGGATTTAAAGTTCGATACACACGCTAAAATTACTGCTCAGTGGAAAGAGCAAGAAGGGAAACTCGTATGGGTACAAAACGGAATAAAATAATCGTTGGTTTAAAGGGATATATCCCCCAAACCATTAACTTCTCAGAATTGAAGAAGATGGAGAATAGTGACAATCAGGCAGTTGAGGCTGATTGGGGAGATGAGGGGTTGCAGATGGAAAAATTAGAAGTAGGCATGGAGTTTGAGGAACTTATCGTCCAGATGCTCTATAACCTTAAAGGGAATGAGAGAATTATCTTCCTCTATCAACTTCTACGGGAGTTTGGGTATCAAATAGATCATGGGTCCTTTGCAAAGACATTAAAAATGAACAGGCAGAAGTATATGGAGATTTTGGGGACAATCCGATTAAAAACGTATCTCGTT